TAAGATTCAGTAAAAGAGCAATCAAAATCAAGTTTTGTCTTACCTAGTTCATCTTGAGCAACATCACCAAGTTTCCATGATTCACGGTCACCATAGGTATACTTTTTCATTAGATCAAGATAATCTAATTTAGCAATACCTTCAATATCATAGGTTTGCTCTTCGTTATTATTCCGTTTAATGAACCGTTCTGTTACGATACCAAATGGTGAAAGTTTCTTTACAAATTCTTCCCCGAGAACACGATTAATACGGTTTACCAGAAACGGAATATCGAATGTCTCTGTATTCCAACCTGTAATTGCATCTGGATACTGATTAGACCAGTCAATTACAAATTGCTTTAGCATGCTGTATTCATCTTGAGTAATGATGAATTTTACTTTGTCTTTTGACAGATCATTCTCTTCTAGAATACTAAAGACTTTTTCTTGATTTACTTTGTTAGCTCCATATACCAGATACCGATCATGCAAAGTATCATGTACAGTAATCAGGAGTATTTCTTCATTAGCCTTAGAAGGTTCGGGGAAGCCATCAACAATCTCAGTTTCAATGTCAATTGTAAAAATACGGGTGTGGTTAAAGTCTGGTTGAATTTCATAATTATACTCATCAGATAGATACTGAGAAACCCAGTTAGTCATCCCAAGAACATTGAAACCTTCAACATCCTTATAACGATCTAAGAATTCTTTGCAGTCGGAAATGGAACCTGGCTTTACTGGATAAACCTTGTTGCCATAGATGTCATGCCATGGCTTTTCGTTAGTTTTCTTGCCAGAAATAAACAGTGTCGGTTCATAGTCTACCTTATCTAGGTAACGCTCGCCGTTCTCATAGAAACCGCGACAAAGAATTTTTGAGCCACGGCGCGAAACATAAGTATAAGTCTTTTTCATTTTTTCCTTTCTCGTAATTATAGGGTTATAGATATACTATAACCCGCATACATTGGAATATTATAACACGATCTCAAAGACCGTATTTCAACATGAGCACATCTCTGATAACATCATCAATGGGATTATGGGCTTGCATCTGAATATGTTTGAACTGTTCTGGCAATTCGCAATAGCCACGGATATTTGAAGTTTCTTTAGTCATACGAATTGCTGTGCGCACATCCATAAACATATTATAATCTGCAATGGGCTCTAGTTCAAAAGTTTGGCAAAGATTTTCCATTACACGTTGGTCCAATGACCCACGAGCCCAGACAAAGAACTCTTTCTTTGCATACTTATTAATATAGTCTTTAATTTGTTTGATACCATCTGCTACTGTAACATCTTTTTTAGATGGAGTAAGACATAGTGATCGGACATACTCTGGCTGTTTTTGCCACCATTCTAGTGTCTTTTTATCCGCCTTTCTGCCCTTTTCTTTTTGTTCGGCTACATCGAATTTTATGTACAGTGTTTTTTCCACCATTTGTTCATAAGTCTCATCTTCCGTGACATTAAAGTGAAGAAAAGCAGCAGACAAAACGATTGAAGCATCACTAGTGCCAAGTGTCTCTACATCAAGAATGAATTGTTCAATAGACATTATTCATTTCCTCATCTGAAACACGTGGGCGGCCTGTGATAAGACTTGTACCGATGCCTTTAAATACTTCTTTGCCGACTTCATCTTCTGTTGTTTCATCACCATAATCAACTTTACGGATTAACTTATCGCCCAACCACCATGATGTGCCAGGGCGCTTTTCACCGATAAATTTATTGAACTTGTAATAATCAGATTCCTCAGCTAAAAAGATAGTTTCACCTAGATGTTCTTGATCAACTTCTTCAAAGAAATCTTTTTCTGACCCAGAATCTTTGCAAGCAAACTCATCGAGTGCATGTTCAAGAGACTTTGCTTCAATAAAATAAGTCATACGGAATTGAGAAATTGCTTCAATGCGGTAGAGTTTTTTAGTCATGGCAAACCTCCATTTAATAAAGAATAAAGTTAAGAATTTTTTGTTCACTATCTTCTATAGAGTATTTCACGCAAAAAGCTTCTAGCAGCCCTCGATCATAAGTTTCGTCTACAATAGAATTATGAATGGCTAAGTAACCAGCTTCTTGTGCTTGAGCATAAGCTTCAGCACCAAAGCCAAAAACCTGATAAAGAACATGACGATAAGTACCTTTATTCTTAATTTCGCCTTCAAAGATGCGCCGCGAGACAGCACAAAATGCCTTTAGTTGATCTTCCTTAGAAAGTGAATTCCAAAAAGCTTCTTGGTCTTGTTCAATTTCTTTCATTGCAGAAACATAGGTATTTGAAATATCTTCATCCATGATTATCTCCAACACTGTCTTGCACCTCGGAGTTGTGTGTGAAAAGACCAGCTTCACGAGCTATTCATTTCAACATTGCCCATGAATGAATTATAACACAGGTTGAATAAATTTGTCAATAGGCTTCCACAAAGATTTTACCGTCTTTTGCAAAGATCCGCTTAACTTTCATTCCGTCAAACTCAAATCCCTCAGATACGAAAGGTCCTCCAACAGGATCAAAGAACCCTAGATCATTATAATCAACACTCTCGGTATAGGGCTTACCGCCATATCGACAATATTTCATCATAATTTCTGAACCCTCGAACCTGTAGATTTTGTCACCGCAAGCAACGAAAGTATAGGTATCACCATAACGATTTTTCATAGCGTTTGCTCCAACTTAAAATGAGGAACAAGGCAGGATTGCCCGTTTCCATAAAACTTCTCCGTCAATGTCTTCGGAGAAGGGGTGAGAACCTAGAAAATGAATATTTTATCCTTCTTTATCTTTAACCCACCAGAGAATAGTGCAAAAAGCTTCCTTGCCTGCAAAGTCGAAATATTTTACAATCTCGGGTTCTTCGCCTGCGTCAAGATTGGGTTTGAATTCTAAATTTTGCACTCTCATTATTTGACTCCGAAAGTTTCCTTAATGTCATCCCGGATTTCTTTTAGGGCATCATAAGTCCATTCACAAGCCATTTCACCTGCAGCACTATTACCGACAGGAATCCTATAAGTTTCAATCTTATCAATGCATTCACACACAATCAATTCTGCAAGTTTTTGTGCTCGGGTTACCGTTCAGGAGCAGCAAAGCCTGCTTCTAGTGCCAATTGCTTTAGTCGCTTGTTCATAATACATTCCGTTTAAAAAAGTCGACTACTTTTCCAGTGCTTGAGTCAACTACACGAGATAACACGATATGATCTTTTAGATAGGCTTTAGCAGCCAATTTTGCTTCGTCAAGATCAAAATAAAAATCTTCCGTACAATATCCCGTACCATCAGAATCTTGAAGATCAATGTAATACTCAGTCATTACCGTACTCCATGGCCATCACTTCAAAATCAACATGTGTGTACATTTCCATTTTATCAAAACGAGAAATGATAACGCGTGCTTTTTCTGGGGAATCCGTAACAGCTAGAATCTTGCGATTATCAGCAGAACCAGGTATACCCGGGAACGGAGTAACATCTCCATAAATCACAAACACTTGATTATTCATTACTAGTCCTTGCTTTAGCAACCTATACATGTATTATAACACACAGGTTGAATAAATTTTAGCAACAGTGGTTGCAAGAAAACATCAGATTATTTTACTATTTTAGCCAAGGAAATCACTTGATTTACTCTATTTTGTCTTTCAAGCATAGCAAAAAATAAACGTAGTGTATTAAAAGCATCTTGGTCAGCACGGTGAGGTGTTCCCTTGAACTGTAAACCGAATTTTGGCATAGATTTGGCTAGACCACCAGCTACACTTAACCCCTTGCTTAATTGATGCATAACAAAGAAAGTTTTAATGTCAATCCAACGTCTTCCAAAACTTTTAAATGGTATCCCTCGTTCTCTAAATTCTTCCTGTAACTCTACACTATCACCACCTCCCCAAGTAATCGGGTTCATAAAACAGTTAGAAGAACTCATGATATTTTCAATCATTTCTGCCACTGTTTCGTGTGTAGTAGCATACTTTGCAATATCTTCATCGGTAATCCCTGTGAGTTCTGTAATTTCTGGGTATATAGGTTCCTTTGGATCAAGGTACCAAACAGCAGTGTTTAGATTGTCATTCTTATACTGAGTATAAGAACCCCAAGCAACACCAACCTGAATAATTTTAGGTTTAGGTGTAGAACCATCTGATGCATTGTTTAGCTCAAGATCTAGAGCTAGATATGTTTGTTCTGTGTCCATGTATGTATTATATCATAAGCTGAATAAATTTGCCGCCCTAAGGCGGCATTTTTCATCAATCTTCTACTATTTCCGGTGACCAGTAGTCATTTTCTCTAAGGAAGTCTATGAAGCTTACAGCCTGTTCCTCTGTATTAAAGAACTTGATGAATATATTCTCTGGTACTAAACGAGACTGTAAAAGCAACATAAATGATCCCATATCAGTATAGGATACTCTTACTTTCCAATTTCTTACTCGTACCGGCTTAAAAGTAACAAGACTGATAAATTTTTTAGACATAGACCAAACGAGGAGTTTGGTCTATTTATTATCACATTAACTTACCTTGAGTTTCCTCAATTTCAGATTCTGTAAGCAGTTGCTTATTTGAATCAGGGTAATTTACATAATCTACGGTCTGTGGTTCTTCTTCAATCTCAATTTTGCGCTTCTTTTTATCTTCTGGAATAATGCGCTCAAGGAAGATTTTAAGAATACCATTCACCAGAGACGCATTCTTTACCTCAACTTGATCATTAAGTGTAAATGTACGCACAAAATTCCGTGAAGCAAGACCTTGGAAAATGAAATTATTGTCTGTATTATTGTTGTGCTTACCAATAATATGAAGCGTATCTTGTTCTAATTCAATTTCCAAGTCTTGTTTGCCAAACCCTGCTACAGCAAGCTCGACCAAATACTTATTTTCCCCGATCTTACGGATGTTATAAGGTGGGTAATTGGTGGCTGAATAAGAAGCAGATTGAAGTGTTTTCGCTAATTTGCTGATTTCGTCAAAACCAACAAAAGAACGCTCGAAAGCACGTAGAAAATCGCTTACAGTTTTTTCATATGACATAAGTTTTCTCCTTTAAAAGCAAGTTATCAAAAAGATACCCATTAAGGCGTATCAGGTGCCGGTTGATTTTTTTGTCCACAACCGGCATGGACCTGGCGCTATCACTGTCGCACCACAACAGCCCTAAGGTAGTTGGGACCGTTTACTTAGCCTTCTTGCCGATCTTATATTTGGCAACAAGTCTATAGTTATCTTTTTCCTTATGAGGTATAACTCGTACTGAACTCATAGGAGCTTTCATCGTAATAAGATTTGAATTGACTACTTTTACCAATCCCCATTGCTCTAATAAAGACGCAATCAGATTCCTACGCTCAATATCACCAATGGTCAAATCTGCAGAACGTCCGTCGATAAAGAACAATTCTTTGAAGTGAACCAAGTAATACTTACCGCGTTTATGTAGTAAATGAACACTCTGAGTAAGAATACTTTTACCGTCATCGGCAGGTCGCTTACTCAAAATACCAATACGAGTTAGGGTTTCTTTTACCTTTAGAAAATCATCTGGTTTTTCTAGTGAAACCTCTACCATTTTTTCTGGAGCCCATTCATAAATCAGATCAAGGGCTCGTACATTCCCATTATTAGACATAGTACTCCATTCTTACAATTATTTAGTTTTACCACCTCTGTACATTTTATTTCGGATCACTTCGATCACATCATTATTTATAATAGTTAGAATTTCGATAGCACGTTGACGGTTACATTTATAGTATTCTTGGAGTAATTCTATATCATCGTCTTTTTGTTGTTTACTCCATTTTTGAAATGGGCGCTTACCCTTCTTTATTGTTGAGTAAAGAAATTCGTATTGTTGATCTGGCTGTAATGAATCATAAAATCGATTCATTTCATTCGCATAATAAGCGCAATCACGGTAATAAGAAAGACCGCGATTGACAATAAAACTAACATATCCATTTAGATCATCCTTTTTATTTTTGTAAAAAATGCTATTGATATAGTCAAAAGGTGAATTCTTGTCACTCATGTAAGTTCCTTAGAAATTTCTAGAATTTTTAGAACATCTTTCTGAGGAAGAACATATACAATTCCTTTTTGCTCAAAAACTTTTATGCAAAATTGTTCTATTTCTTTGTACGTTTTTGCCGTTAATAAAAACATACCGTTTGTTTCATCAAAAACATGGAATATAGGTCCGTCTTTTTCATTTGCAATATAATCAACTTTTAAAAACCTAGAATCAGTTTTTACGTTTGTTTCTCCTCTCAGCAGAGCAATTGCTGTTCTTAGAAGATAGCTAACAATAAACGCAGAAAGAATATTGCCGATAATTACACCAAGTACTACTGCAAAAAATGTAAGCATATTAATCCCATTTACAACGAGTCATGATTTCTAGCATACAAGCTGTTGTATTGATTTGTTGATCAAGACAGAATGCAGACTTGTAGCCATAATCAGCAAGAATAAGAATCAATTCGGCAAGTGAATTTGCTTTCATCGTATTCTTGGCAATATCATATACACCACGGAAAATAATGGCTGGCTCAATGTCCTCGTTTTGAGCAACCCATTTGCGCATCTCATTAAAGTTATTTTCTTTTAGTAACTTAACGAGATCGTTAATATTGTCGCTTGAATGATCAATAAGAATTTCTGCACCGATACTGCCTGTTGCAGAAGCCTTCTGTAGCTCATTTAGTGTTTTACGGAAGTCAGGAAAGTTTCGTTCAATAAGTTTTGCAACTGCCTTGGGTTCAAAGTCAACCTTTTCAAAAGAAAGAATATCAATAACTCGCCTGTAAAAAGCGGCAGCAATCTTTGGTTTTTCTGTTGAATTATAGTTAAAGTCAACTACTGAGCAGCGACTCTGGATAGGTTCGATGATCTTGTGCTTGATATTACATGTAAAAATGAATCGACAGTTTGCAGAAAATGTTTCAAGAAATCCCTTTAAAGCACCTTGCATGATAGGGGTAATCCCATCAGCCTCATCCATGATAACAATCTTAGGACCAGTATCAGAAAGAGATACTGTACTGGCAAAAGACTGAATCTTTGTGCGAAGAACATCAATACCGTTTTCCATAGAGGCATTGATATACATCACATCTGAGCCTAGTTCATTTGCAATAGCATAAGCCAGAGTAGTTTTACCCATGCCTGCGCCACCAGAAAACAGGAAGTGAGGGCATTCACCCTTTGCAATCTCAGACTTTACTAAAGTCTTAATACGCTCTGGGAGAATACACTCTTCAACAGTTTTAGGGCGATACTTTTGGCTCCAAAGATGTTCACTGTGGTCAACACTCATATCCATAATAATCTCCTGACGAACACAAATGGGTGGATTTTCACCACCCTTAATTATATCACAACTCAGTCTTCAAAAACACTATCTGCTTCCAGGGATAGAACATATTCAACAGAACCGCTGCTGAACTTGATAATACGCTTAGCAGCAATTTCAACATCATAGTCACCTGGGATAATCTTCATATTATCAACTCGGATATTAGCACTAAAAGTATCGCTAGTATCACCAACGATCATTTCGTAAGAGTTACAGGTAATATTCTTTTTATCACCAACAATAATCTTAAGTTCTGAACCATCGCCCTTGACAATGACATCTGGGACACGAAGTACACCAGCTGTCTTACTAATCATGGCAATTTGATCGGCAGATAGCGAAAAAGAAATATCGGCTGGCGGCACCTTAATTGCCTTCGATGGAGTAACTAGAACTGCTTCATCTGCGCTATAAAATTTTACAGAATTACGACCTTCAGAGACAAGAACAAACTTTTCATTAAATGTTAGATCTGGATCATTGAAAATACTGAGTACACCTAGGAACTCATTCAAATCATAGATACCAAATTGTGTATCAAAATCCTCTGCCACAGTAGCTGAAGCATATACAGATTTTGCAGCAGAAATTGTACTTAATTGATTACCGGGCTTAATTAGAAGATTGCTGTTAATCTGAGCAAAGTTCTTCATGATAGCAACGGTTTCTTTAGATAATTTCATTGTTCAGAGTCCTTTCGATTGAGAATTTCAAGTTCACAAATGAATAGCGCGCAGCAAATTGCATGAGCCATATGATGGAGTCCTGTTTCTGGATCTTCTTTTTGCCCTTGTTTCCAAGCCCATACATGTCGTTGCAAGGCATCAAAGTAACGATTTAATGCATTATCTACATAGCGCCAATTTTCCGGTTCATATTTTTTGGCTCCATAAGTAAGTACCTTAGTAACTTCTTCTAGAGCAACGGGTGGAAGTAAACCGTACATTGGTTTACCGGAATCATATTTGATACCAGCAGGTTTATTTTCTGTGTCGAGTTTAGTCATAACTCTCCTTATTGGATACCAGCTTCCGTTAAGAATTGTTCAAAATCATTAAGAATTTTCGGATCATCGGTAATATGTTCCTGTCCAATAATTATATCATCTTTTTGTTCGACGACAAGCTTTGATTTTGATTTATTCTTCCACTTGTCCGTAGAAATTTGTTCTGAAGTAGGCAGTGGTACAATATAACTACCACGCTTAGTACCACGGAATTGTGAGTCACCGATCAACCATAAGGGATAACCAACACGGCGATCAGGAGAATCTTTATATTCTTCCCACCAAGTCTGGATTTGCTTCAGAGTGATAACACCACCGTTGGTATGTAGTTCAGGGTACTTCTTGTAAAGAAGTTGGCAGACGAATTCGCGTTTTTTGTTCATAATATATATGCTCCAATCAGAAAAACAGATCTTACTTAATTTTCTTCTACGACAGGAATTTCTTCCTTAAACTCCTGAGCAGCTTCGGTAGGATCAATCTTTTCAAAAACCTCTACGAATGAAGCCTTAGTAAGTGAATCAAAACGGTTGCAAGCAAGCTGAACAGCAAGTTTCTTGTTACCAAAGATACCATACGCTTGGACAATCTGTAGGAGACGGCGGGTGGTAATCAGATCATCGATTGCACCATCCTCATACGTTTTACGGATTGACTCTGACCATTTGACAAGAGTCTGTGCAAAGAGTTCATCTACACAGTTATGCTTTTCCATAGCCTTCATTAGAATCTTGAGTTCAACATTCCGTGAAGGATATTCTTGTTCCAGGGTAACTGCGAAGCGTTCAAGAAACGCTTCGTTCAAGAACTTTGTACCAATATACTTGCCGTTTTCAGAACCACGGCCCTTGGTATTATCGGTAGCAATAATATTGAACCCAGGGGCTGGATGAATAATCTCGTCCTTGAGCTTGAAGTAGTAAGGCTTACCTTCCAGAATAGATTGTAGAGCCATAATAGAATCTGGTTGACCGATACTAATTTCATCAAGCAGAAGAACTGCACCTTGCCGCATAGCGATAAGCACAGGACCTTCTACAATCTTGATGTTACCATCTTCTAGAGTCTTAGTACCGATGAGTTGATCCTCATCTGTTTCCTTAGTAATCTGAACACGGATATAACTGCGCTTCAGGCGAGCACAAGCCTGTTCTACCATGGAAGATTTGCCGTTACCACTAGGACCAGTGATAAAGACAGGGAAGAATTGCTTAGAATCGATAACCTTTTCAATGAGTTTATACTCACCAAATGGAACAAAGCATGGGTCCTTTTCCGGGACATGAACTGAAGACTTGATAACTTGTTGCTTTGGCATTTCTACTACGATAGGTTGAGGTTGTTGTTGAGTACCTGACTTTTTAATAGCGCGGTTAAATTGAACTTCGGCATGTTCCTTCATGCGAGCAGAATAAACCTTCTCTCCGTTCACATAGGCAACAAACTTATTGCCTTCTTCGAAAATACCGTGCTTCACTTGTTCCATGACAAACACTCCTTAAGATGATGTATATGTATTATACCACGCGACAGAATAAATTCACGAGATGGTCTCGATGAAGTGTTGTAGCAGTAATTTACCCTTGTTAGATGACTTTGCTTTCTTTTTCAATACACTGGCAATTTTTGCTGCTGACATACTAGAGTCAAGATCGAGTTGAGTATCGTGATCACCTCTCAGAATTTGCTGAGATACGAAATAAGCCGCATCCCTGCCATTACCCTTTACGGCTGTAAACCCGTTCTTAGAATATTCTTTTGCCTTTTCTTCTTCAAAGGTAAACCCCATGCCATAGCAACCTTCTGAATATGAACCTAGAAAATAACTGTTTACAATGATAGAAGAATCGCGACCCTTGATAACTTTGAAGAGTACACAGGTTGTGGCAGCAATCGTGCTCATATGCTGTGATAAAATATAGTTCTTTTTATTCAGTGGATCAGTATAGACAAAAGTTTTCTTGGAATCGTTATAACCCACATCAAAAATATCATCGGATGCTTGACCGTCTGTGAACACAGTAAAATTCACCTTTTGTAAACGATACTTAGTCTTAAAATCCAAGAGATAGTCAGCCATGAACATCAGGGATTCGTTCAATGGAGTATTATACATCGGATAAGCACTACAAACGATACGACTGAAACAAGAATATTTTAGCATCTTGTTAAAATCAGTCGCATTCATTTCTGAGCTAAAAAGTTCAACAAGACTTAGTTTATAACTAGCTTTGCTTGGATGTTGCACAAAGGCAAAAACACGGTGAGGTACCTGAACCTTACGGCAGAACATTACCATTGTGATAACCTGAAGTAGACTTTGCTTAATTCGGTTACCAGACATGGAGCCAGAGAAGTCTAGCAGAAACACAAACCCATGATTCTTACCTTCTGGAACTTCAATCTTCTTTTTGAAGATGTTATCTGAAAGTTGGTAAAGGCTAATTTTGTCTAAGTTAAGTTTCCCGGTTTTTGTAACACGTTGAGCTGAAAACTCATCGGCAGCCTTCTTCATCTGAAACATGCTGACCATATGATTAACATCGCGTTCCTTATCGCGGATAATAGTCTGGGCTTTTTCTACGAGTTCTTGGCTAAGATCTCCACCATAAGTAACTGTTTTAATTTTCTCAAGAACTTCCTTGTAAGGAATAATATAGTCTTGTGTATAACGGTATTTTATCTTAATATGTTCAACACTATCAGATGAAGTCATTGACTTGATCTTTTCGTCGATGTTTTTCTGAGTCTTTGACTTTACTTGATCTTCTAGTGCAAGATAATCTTTGTTTGCATTGCCGACAGATTGCTTTGAAGCGGAAACAGTAGTGTCATCGTCTACTTTTTCATCTCCGTCTTCATAATCACCATCTTCGCCCTCATCTTCTCCACTCTCAGATTTCATAGACACCAGTTGATCCATGAGAGTAGTATTCTTGCGTTCAACTTCTTTTTTTATAAACTCAAGAATATCTTCGGAAAGTTGTAGGGCTTCTTGGAAGGTGACAATTTCTTGAGCTCGTTTAACGAACTCGTATTCTGCCTTGGAAAATTTTACCCCAGAAATAACACCAACCTTGAAGAAAACGTTCAAACGATCAACAAAGTTGAGCCCGTTAACATCTAGATCACTTAGACCAAAAAAGTCATTCTTGCGTAAGATACTGTAGCCTTCATTGAAGTCATTACGAGCACCAGGATAGCGCTCCTTGAACAACCGTTCAATTCGAGGATCTTCTACTACGTTAAGAATATCAGAAATCTGAGGATTACTTTCTACCTCATCCATATACTGGCGAGGCGTGAACAGAGCATGAGAAACTTCATGGAACGTAAGCATCTTTTCGACTGCTGGTTCCATATCTTTCCATACAGGAAGAACTAGTGTTCTGTTCTTAATATCAAAGTAGGCAGTATCAACTTTTTTCTGCACTACCGTGAGATTCTCCTGAGAGAGAATCTTGGCTAGCAACTCGGTAATATTCAGCATAACAAATCTCCTTGATATGGAGGTATTATATCACGGGCTGAATAAATTTCAACCTTTGCCCCGAGAAACACCAGGGTTAACAGACCACTTATCGCCCTGAAGTTTCTTAGGGTACATTTCACTATAGATACCGTAAAGATCTAAGAGTTCTGCCATGACATCTACAGGAAACCCCTGTCTTTTCTCTCTCTTTGAGAGAATAAGGTTGTCAAAGTAATCATAAAGCTCATAAGTCCCCCACTTTTCTAAAATATTCTCATAAATTCTGGGGACTTCTTTGGGAGGGTATATACCCTCCCTCCCAAATCTTTGAAAATTCTCTTAGTCATTTACCCACTTAGCTTCGTCGATTTCATCTTCATTTACAAGAACCTCATTGCGGAAACGCCCGTTAACTTCAATAGGAGCCGCAAGCTCTACATAATGTTGAACTTTGCCCCCGTATTTCACTCGGCTTTCTTTGACGATGCCAACAAACCGTACACAGCCTAGGTATTTCCCACGGACAAGTTGCCCTTCACGAGCATAGTTGGTACCAGGGGTGAATTCACGGATCTTCATCATCAACTCCTTGTTGAACATGAGAATATTATACCACAAGCTGAATTAATTTGCTGCCTTCACAACACCAAGAACATAGACCAACAAGAGCCCAGCATTCACAGCGATGAGACTAGGCATCTTTACCCGCACCGCATATAACAGCCAAAAGATACTTCCAAAATTGAATGCCACTACATTCCAAGGGTAGACGTTCAAAGAAGTAAGGACTGCTCCTAGTACAGTAAGAGCAGTCCCAACCCATTGCAACCAAAAGTCAAGTTTTTTCATGTATACATTATACCACAAGCTGAATAAATTTGAACAAGAAAGATGCTACGTCTTTAGTGTGCTCTCCGCCCCAAGGACGGTATCGCTGATATTTTCTACGTGGAACGGACACTCCACGGGCGATTGCCACGAGGTCTGCACATCCACTAGATGGGATTTGCAAGGGTAGTGCTTCAGCAACTCCGCTGCTTGTTCTCGGTATTTCTTAGTAATGCCAGGTGTCAGCTTCGGGGTGCATAGAGCGTAGAGAAATTCTGCCGTATTCAAAACAGCATTGACTCGTTCGGTTGGTGCAGTCATGCCCTCTTCACTCTGGAACTCAAGTATTGAAACCCACAAAGCCGCCATTCGAGTCATAGAGAACCGCAAAGACGGCATCACGCAGGTGATCTTGCTTGAAGAAGGAGAGAATATTCTTAGCCTTCTCCAGACTATCGAAAAACATAACACATTCGTTCACAATGTTATCCATCATCACTTGATGGGTCATAGGAAACTTGAGCCGCAGTTCTTCCTTCAGAAGCTGGATCTTCTCTGCATCCTCTTCGTTCTCAAAGTCAAGGGAAAACACAAACCGAATAGCAGGCTTGTTGATGGCAGCAATGGCAATCTCAATGAGTTCATTAGCCATGATACCACGGCTAGGACAAGCATTGATCGTTTCCTTGATCTGTTCGGTGTTCATGGTGGTCCTTTGTTTCATCAGCCTATGTATGTATTATACCACAAACTGAATAAATTTGTACATACCCATCTGCGACTAAGGTGAGTACACAGTCTTAGCATAGTTCTATACCCCAAGTATAGCTAAGTTATTGATCTAAATGGTACCCAGATGAGTGTAGCCGTCTGCTCGTATGTAGAACCATATTCACACAGAAGCGGCTGTAGCTTGCTGGTAGCCGCATCGTTTGTTACACTTGTTACATACAGCTACACACAAATTTATTCTAGCTGTGGTATAATGCATACATCGATTGAACACAACAGACATACTGCTATGAAACACGGTGTGATAAAAGAAGGCAACAAGTACATCGCTTATGTGAACGGCGAGAAGGTTTATTCTGCTCGCATGAAGGAACATGCCGATAAGCAATTTGCTCGCGCATGTAAGGCTTCCAAGGGAGCTCCTGTACAGGAAACACCTGCTGCTCCTCGGTTCTCCATCAACAAGCGGTTCTCTTTCTTGGAACAAGCTGTTTCGATGGTTGCTCACGGCATCCAGAATTCTGTGATTATCTGTGGCTCCGGTGGTCTCGGCAAGAGCTACACTGTGATGAATACCCTAGCAAAACTGGGTGTGCAAGATAATGTCAAGGTGGTTAAGGGCTTTAGCACTGCTAAGGGTCTGTATCGTCTCCTGTTCGAGAACAATGACTCGATTCTGGTTCTTGATGACTGTGATTCCGTCTGGAAGGACCACAATAGTCTGAACCTTCTCAAGTCTGCTCTTGATAGCTATGAAACTCGAGTGATTAGCTGGAATTCAGAACGAATGGACGATGATCTTCCCTCTAGCTTTATCTATACAGGCAAGATTATCTTTATCACGAATCTAAGCGAGACACAGCTTGATCAGGCTGTTCGAACCCGTTGTCTATTCATTGATGTTTCTATGGCTCGCGAAGAGATCATCGAACGCATGACTATGATTGCAAGTTCTGAAGAATTTCTTCCTCTGGTGAGCAAAGAAGCTAAAACAAAGGCAATTGAATTCATCAAGAAGAACATTCAAGTTATTCGTAACATCAGTCTGCGTACTTTGGTTAACGTATCAAAAATTGCCGAAACCGCTAGTGATGATTGGGAAGAAATGGCTACCTATGTTGTTGTGAATTCTTGATAAAGGGTGTAAGCGCAACGGTGGGATCACTGAAGTGTGTTGTTGGCTTAGGTGATCCTCTGACGCATGCCCTGGTAGACGGCGATCGGAGAGCAGAAGCCGTGGGCGGTGCTCTCTTCGACACCCAGGTAGGCGAGCATTCAGCGCGCTGCATACTGAAGTTTCTGGTGACCGTCGAGGTCATCTTCGGTAAGCTTGGGTTACCTTTGACAAGGTAAGCACTACGCGTAGCACCAGTTCACAAATTTATTCAGATTTTGATATAATACATATTCCTTGAAGGAGTAAAAGTATGGCACGTATTTCTAAAGAAGAAGCTCGAACAGCTGCACTACGACAAAAAACCTATAGCCCAAAAATCAATCCGTTGGACTATACCGAATCGCTTCTTCGGTATATGAATTTCCATAATGCCAACACGGATAGTAAAGTGATCCGCGGCTGGGCATTAGATTACCTTCGTACACATTTTCCTAAGAAGGCTCCCACCGTTTCTCGTGCCTCTGATTTTGAGCTTAAGACCATCGGTCTTATTGCTAATGCTTTGGCACGCAAGGAACCCATCGCAGAAGAAGATGTAAAGAAGATTGAACGGGATGTAGAAAATCTCTTTACAAAATACAAGAACATCAAAGAAGAAGTAAAAGAAGAGAAGAAAAAGCCCGCCGAGCAAGAAGAACAAAAAGCTAAAGAAGATAAGAATACTATTCTTGCGTCAGAAATTGCCGGTGAGATCAATGGGCTTCTTGATGAGTTTATGCTTTCTGGCAAAGAAGGTTCTGCTAAGGCTATTCTTCAAAGTATGAATGCTTCTGCACAGGTTGCTAAGCTTGTCGCAGAAAAATTTACCCGTATTACTAACGAAGTAAAAGAAGCACTAGAAGGCAATGATCCCCAGCTAAAAGAAGGGTATAGTAACTTCGGCAAAGTTAAGCTCAAGAAGTTCTATGATTTCTTGCAGCAAATCCAAGCAGATTGTCTACAACAAACTGCTACCGCTAAGGCACAACGCAAACCGCGCGTTAAGAAGGAAAAGCCTGCTAGTGTACTTGTTGCTAAGATGAAGTATATGAAAGCAGAAGAAACACTAAAACTAACCTCTGAATCACCGGAGAAAATTGTGGGTGCGACAGAGGTTTGGTTGTATGATACACAATATCGTAATGTAATCTATGTTGAGGCAGACAAAGGTCAAAAACTTACTGTCAAGGGTACAACAATTCTTGGTATTAACATTGCAGAAACAGTCAAAAAGAAACTTCGTAAGCCCGAAGAGTTCTTTAATATGACTATTACTAAGCAAAATTTGACTCGTGCTTTTAAGGCAGTAAAATCCAAGCCCCAAGCCTTCACGGGGCGCGTCAATGAACACATGATTATTCTAAAGGTAGCTTAACATGAAGAACAAATATTACGAAAGCTTGATTAAAGCTTCAAAGAAACGTATTGACCAAAAGAATTGGCTTAAAGTATCTCTGGGTAAGGGCGAATTTGCCTGCCATCACGAATATTCTGATGATAAACTAACTTACTGGTATGATTTCATGTATCGCTATGGCAGCAGACAATATACAGTATTTTTCACCCACCCGCGGGCCAATTATAACGACTTAAATGATTCAAAGGCTTATGATCTAGTTGTAGACAAGAAACCAAAATCAGACTTTAAATTTGATAACCGTGTACCAATATACAAAAAATTAGGAAAGAGCAAAAAACGTAAACGCGTCGTTGCTTATCAACTAAAGGATTTTACTTTCACTGATCAAGAAAGGCAGTGGTATGATCTTTTGGAAAAAGAAACAGAACGTCTAAACAAAGAAGGTGATACAGTAGTAACCCCATCTATTAAAGTCGACTTTGGTACAATTTTCGTTTGTGCACCCTTCGAAATTCACAATAATGAAGATGCTGCGGAGCTATTCAAGTTTTTAAATCAATGGATGCACGAACGTAGAGCTGGAAATTTTCTAGCTTCAGAAAATCAGATTATCCACGCATGGTTTAAGGATTACCAATACGACAAAGATTTATACAATTCGGAGATAAATAGTACTTGATGTAACTATTTACATAAGTACTATTATGGCTAATCTATCTTGCCCAAGCATCGATCACAGATTTTTATCTCCTAATGGGTTTCTTTTTACTATAGAAAGACTACCGAAAGTATCCTTTTTCACAAAGGATATTAATCTACCGTCATTGTCTCTGCAAAATCTGGAACAACAGACTACATTGGGCCGTATTGAGATCCCCAGTGATAAACTGGATTTTGAACAACTTACTTTGAATTTCTTGGTCGATGAAAAATTGGACAACTGGATTGAAGTATTCAAATGGATGCAAGGCCTGGGGTTTCCAGAGAATTACCAACAATATACTATAGAAAATAATAGAAGAGGAAATCTGAGTTTACTTCCTAATGAAGCAGATTTACCAAAAAACTATTCTGATGCAAAACTCTTTATTCTTGGTTCGAACAACGTAGTAACAAGAACAGTTAATTTCGTAGACTGTTTCCCTATTGCTTTGGGTGGCATACAATTTGATAGCCAGAATATAGATGTACCCTATGTGATAAGTTCTCTTACTCTCGAATATTCTTATTATACTATTGAGTAATTATGGCAACTGTAGAAGAAATTGATTCCATGTGGTCAAAAGACTGCAAAATTGATCGCAATAATCTGACTGAAGAAACTATCCGTTCCGGAATTTTACACCAGAAATATTTGAATCTTTTAATGTCTGCTAAAAATAAACTCATTAAACTGACTAATGATTATCTGGTTATGAAAGATCTAAGAACGAGATATTATCTCGGTGAACTTACAAAGGAAGAACTTGAGCAATATGGTTGGCCACAATACCAAGGGCTTAAGCCTCTCAAATCAGATATGCAATCTAAGCTAGATACTGATAGTGAATTGCTTAAGATCAAACTTAAAATTCAATATCTAGAGAATATTCAATATCAGCTAGAATCTATTTTGCAGCAAATACGAAATAGAGATTGGGCGATAAAATCCCATATTGAATGGCTAAAATATGCTTCAGGTAACTAAATTATTAAATTCTAAGGGACCCTCGGTGGGTCCCTTTTTTAAATAGAACATGGAAAAGTATGGCTATAGGAGAATAATATGCCTTGTATCTATAAAATAACTAATATACTTACAGGTCATATCTATATTGGTATGACAAGAAAGACAGCAGAAGAAAGATTTGAGGAACATAAAAAAGAAAGTCTTAAAGGTAAAACTAAACTATATAAAAATATGAGGAAATTTGGAGTAGATAATTTTACAGTGGAAACTTTAGAATACTGCGAAGAAAATTTACTTTGTGAAAAAGAAATTCATTTCATACAAAAGTTAAACCCAGAATTAAATGTTACAAAAGGCGGTAATGGTGGTTCTACTACACATAACAAAAGATGGATAACTAATGGTGAAATAGATCTCTATATAGATAATACAGATAGTTTACCAGATGGGTTTAGATACGGTAGAACTAATTGTGTATTTTCTGATTCAGAAAAACAAAAAGAATTTAATAAAAGATCAGACCGTAAAAAAGCAGGACGTACTAATTCCGAAAAATGGAAAACAGGTGAAAATAAATTCTCAGAAGAACTTCTTAAACAGATAAGTGAAAGAGTTTCTGGGGATAAGAATCCTTTTAAAAGACCAGAAGTTAGAAAAATAGTTTCTGAGAAACAAAAAAAGAATTTTGAAGAAAAAAGAAAAAGAGGAGAAAAAAATGCTTCTCATTTACATGTAAGAATTAAATGTGTGCATTGCCAAAAAGAAAGCATTATAAGTAATATAATGAGATGGCATAACGATAATTGTAAATTTAAGAATAAAGATTATGAGCAACAAAATATTTGTAAAGAAGATAAATGAATCAACATTAAATGTATACAGTGAAGATCTTGGTATCGAACAAGAAATAAACGACTTCTTTACTTTCGACATACCGGGCGCGAAATTTATGCCTGCCTATAAGGCAAAACTTTTTGACGGCAAAGCAAGATTATTTGATATATACAAGAAAACTTTACCGTATGGTTTATATGAATACCTTCTAAAGTTTGCTGCTGACAGAGAATACCCAGTAGAATCTTCTGTTGTAGTAGATAAAGACGAAGTAACTCGTGAACAAATAGAAAAATTTTGCCATAGTCTGAATATCCATTCACGGGGCAAGAAGATTGATATTAGAGACTACCAAATTGAAGCTGTTTATCAAGCTATTTCTCGTGGGCGTTTGCTTGCTTTATCACCAACTTCATCTGGCAAATCAGCAATTATCTATTGTTATGTAAGATGGCATCTGGAGAAAAACCGTAGGGTTATCCTTATGGTACCTACTACCTCGCTTGTTACCCAGATGTTTAGTGATTTTGCTGATTATGCTTCTGAAACAGAATGGAGTGCCGATGAAAATTGCCATATGTTATATTCAGGTCAAGAAAGATATTACAGTGATGGTACTGTAACATTAACATTAGAAAATGGAAAAAAGATGAAGGTACGTGGCAATCAGTCCATACTTTTGGTAAATAGTAAATATAAATTAGCAAAAGAACTAACGAAAGAGGACGAGATTGATGATGATTGGCTTAGAAAAAACTATAAAACAATATCTAGTATATAAAATTACTTGTAAAATATCTAAAAAGGTTTATATAGGACTTACAAGTAAGACAATTGATCAAAGATTTAAAGAACATATAAAAGATTCTAAAAATGGGTCAAATTCTAAATTTCACGCCGCAATAAGAAAACATGGTAGTGAAAATTTTTTATTTGAAATATTAGAAGAAAATATAGAGTCTTTGGAAAAAGCTAAAGAAAAAGAGAAATATTACATATCAATTTTTAATAGTTTTTATGAGGGGTATAATTCCACATCTGGGGGTGATGGTACTTATATAAGAACTAAAGAAATAAATGAAAAAAGATCTTCTACATTAAAAGAGTTATATAAAACAGGTAAAATAGTGTCTTTCTTTAAAGATAAAGATATACATAAAAAGACAATAGAAAAAAGAGAAAGTAATGGTACTAATGTAAGAAAAACTAATAACCCTATGTGGGATCCAGAGAAAGTTGCAAAGAAAGTAGAAAAAACATCTGGTGAAAATCACTATCTAGTAAAACGCAATAAAGAAAATTATAAATTTTTTATCGTGTCTCCAGACGGTAATAAATCTATTTTAGAAATAGAAGAAAATTTACCTAATACTTTAAAAAAGATAGGTCTATCTAAGTCAACATTTTATAAATTACTTAATACAGATAAACCTTGTAAGAGTGGTCCTTGGAAAGATTATAAATTTTTAAAATTGGAAATAGAAAATGAAAATAACTAATGTGGAAATTGAAGAACCAAAACCTATTTTAATTACTACTTGGCAGTCTATAGATGCTCTTTCCAAAAAGAAAACAAAAGAAGTTACTGACTTCTATAAATCTTGGGATGTGTATATTGGTGATGAAGCACACAAGTTTGCTAGCAATTCGTTATTGCAAATTTCAAATAAACTCACCAATGCTAAGTACCGTTTAGGAACTACTGGTACTCTGCAGGATGCAAAAGTATCTAAGCTATCCTTGGAAGGTTCTTTCGGAACTGTTTATAAGGTCATTACTACAAAAGAACTAATGGATCGGGGGCAAGTAGTCCAATTAAAAATTAAGTGTCTGGTGCTTGATTATGACGAAGAACTAAAAAAGAACTTTAAAAAGGTTGATTATCAAACAGAACTAGATTATCTAGTAACCAATGAGAAAAGAAACAAGTTTATTGCTAAACTGGCAAAAGCCTCAAAAGGTAACACACTGATTCTGTTTAATTTTGTACAGAAACACGGTAAACCTCTTTTTAATCTTGTAAAAGAAATTTGCGGAGATAATAGACCTATATTCTATATTTCTGGTGAAGTTTCTGTAGATGATCGTGAATATATAAGAAAAACGCTTGAAACACATACCGATGCTATTCTTGTAGCAAGCTATGCTACATTATCAACCGGTATTAATTTACCAAGTATTGAGAATATTATTTTTGCAAGCCCATCGAAATCAAAGATTCGTAACTTGCAGTCAATTGGTAGAGGCTTGAGATTAAAAGAGGGTAAGACTAGTTGTACCCTATATGATATTGCAGATAATTTATCTACTAAATCTAAGATGAATTATTCAATGATTCATTTCAAAGAGAGAATAGAGCAATATCAAAATGAATCATTTGATTTCTCAATTAAGAAAATAGATTTTTCTTAATTAATCATTTGGAACACAGTTCCATTATATCACAAATTCAATTTCAAAGTTATAATTCAAAAACTAAATTGTAACAAAGAAGATGTGATATAATGATATTACACAAGAAAACTACATTGTTTTAGCGGTGTTGTAGTTCATAATGATATTATTCTTGGCTTAGGAGTAACTATGGTTTCTCATTACATTAATAATGAAGACTTTTTGAATGCTTTTATTGAATACAAAAAGAATAAGGCTGCAAATCCAGATACATTGATCCCTGATTATATCGGTTTATGTATCATGGAAATCGCAAAGAGGTTTTCTCGGCGCCCTAACTTTATTAACTATTCATATCGCGATGAAATGGTTAGCGACGCCATTGAAAACTGTTTGTTGTACATAGATAATTTTGATCCGGAGAAAAGCAAGAATCCATTTGCATATTTTACTCAGATCTGTTATTTTGCTTTCATTCGGCGAATCTCTTCTGAAAAGAAGCAAAGTTACATTAAACATAAACTCATTCAGGATATGCCGCTAGAGGCATTTGAAATGAGTGAATTTGATGATCATGAACTTTCACAGAGTTTTGTTTCTTTTGTCCAGTCGCACAATGAGTTTGATGCGTCTTTATTTGAGAATAAACTAAAGAAGAAAAAAGAAAAGACAAAAGAAAAGACCAATCTTGAACTTTTAATGGGTGATGATCAAGAATGAAATTGGCAATTCTCGGTGATACGCACCTGGGTGCCCGTGAGGGCAAAGAATATTTCCATAAACATTTTCAGAACTTTTATGAAAATGTTTTCTTCCCCGCATTAAAAGAACAAGGTATTAAAGAAGTAATACAACTTGGTGATTTGTTTGATCGCCGAAAATTTATTGATTTCTATTCTTTGAAACGAGCCAAAGAATATTTCTTTGATCCAGCTTACAAAGAAGGAATACGTATTCATTCTTTATTGGGTAATCATGATATTGCTCTAAGGAATAGTACAGCTATTAATTCTCCCACACTGCTTTTAGCTGAATACAGTAATTTTAATCCTATTGTAAAACCAAGTGAACTTAGTTTCCCTGGATGTAGTTTTCTTATGGTGCCTTGGATTTGTTCTGAAAATGCCATGGAATGTTATGAGGCAATCAGAACAACGGATTCAGAAATAGTATGTGGCCACTTTGAAATTTCCGGGTTTCAAATGTATAGAGGAATGGAATCACATGGCGGTATCGAGCCTGATTTATTTAAAAGATTTGATTCAGTTTTTTCTGGTCATTATCATCATAAGTCTAGCAGGGGCAATATTCACTATTTGGGTACTCCTTACGAAATTACTGCTATGGACTATGCAGATCCTAGGGGGTTTCATATCTTCGATACTGAAACGAAGAAGCTAGAGTTTATCAGAAATCCTTATACAATTTTCGAGAAGGTGGTATATAATTCTGATTTGTCATACAAAGACTTCGATTTTGGTAGTCTGACAAATAAGTTTGTAAAGATTGTTGTAGAAAATAAAGCAGATCTATATCAGTTTGATAAGTTTCTGGAGAATGTTGATCTTGCAGAGCCTTATGATGTAAAAATCTCTGAAACTGTAAACGATATGATTGCAGATGAACTAGATGAATCAGTTGACATCGAGGATACAACTACAATTCTAAAGCATTATATTGAAACAGCCGAACTATCTGTTGATAAAGATAAACTAACTAAACTCATGATTAATCTTTATGTCGAAGCAGTGAATCTATGATCAAATTCAAAACACTTTCTTATAAGAACTTTTTGTCTACTGGGAATGCCGGTATTACCATTTTATTGGACAAATCACCAACTACTTTGGTGACCGGTGTTTCTGGTGCCGGGAAGTCAACATTTATTGATGCTCTTTGTTTTGGTTTATACGGTAAGCCTTTCCGTGATATTAATAAACCAGGGTTGATCAATTCAATTAACGGCAAAAATCTTGAGGTAGAAGTAGAGTTCGAGACAAATGGGCGGCAATATAAAATTGTCCGCGGCATGAAACCCAATAAGTTTGACATTTTTGTAGATGGTAATCTACTTACTCAAGACGCAGCTATCCGTGATTACCAGAAAGTTTTAGAAGAACAAATTCTTCAAATGACTTTTAAAACCTTCTGTCAAATTGTGGTATTAGGATCTGTTGACTATACTCCCTTTATGCAATTACCGGCTGCTGGGCGTCGTGAAGTAGTTGAAGATATTCTTGATATTGGTGTTTTCAGTAACATGAATCAAATACTGAAGCAACAAATTCAAGAAACAAAAGACGAACAAACCGAAACTGATAGTGAAATTAAGACATTAAAAGAAAGAGCCGAAGGTCTTAAGCGTCTTATTGAAACTCTTAGTGAAAAGAAAGAAGAGCATATTGCAAAAATTAATGCTGATCTTCTGGCTATTAAAAATGAGATTGAGCAAAAAAGCTCTGAAATTGTTTTAAAGACAGAAAAGGTAAAAGAGATCTATAACCGAGCAAAGAAGCGTATCATAGAATTAAATGCAACTGAAAAAGAACTCTACAATAACATTTCGTTATTGTCACATAATATTAAGGAAGGTAAGAATACAAAAGAGTTCTTTACTGAAAATGATCACTGTCCTATCTGTAAACAAGATATTTCAGAAGATCATAAACACAGTATGATCCATGAAGTCGAGTCTAAACTTGTTGATCTAGAACAAAAGTATAAGGATCATAAAGAGCAAAGGGAACTAGTACAAGAAAAGATTGCTAAGCTCCAAGAATTACTTGAGGAAGCAGATAAAATGAACCGAGAGGTTTCTAATATGGAAACTACGGTTGAAATGCTAAGAATTCAACAAACAGAATATTTGCAAGAACTTACCGAATTAACTACACAGCAAAGTGATATTGATGGTCCAAAAACAGAACTCAAAAATGTAGCAAAATCTGTATTAAGTCTTACTCAAAAGAAAAAGGAATTAGCTGAGAAAAGACAACTGCAAGAGAATGCTGCAATTCTTCTCAAGGATTCTGGCATTAAAACAGCAATTATCCGCGAATATTTACCGCTTATTAATAGGTATCTAAACAAGTATCTTTCTGATCTGCAAATGGATGTCGAGTTTACTCTCGACGAACAATTCAACGAAGTAGTCAAGTCTAGATACCGCGATGAATTTGCTTATGGCAATTTCTCTACAGGCGAAAAGACTCGTATTGATGTTGCTCTTATGATGACTTGGCGAAAAATTGCTAGTTTAAAGAATAGTGCATCAACCAATTTACTCGTCGTAGATGAAATCCTTAGCGGAAATACTTTAGATTCGGCAAATTTAGATATTATGGTTGAAATGATTAACAACTTAGCAAGAGAGGGCGATAATATTTTTATTATAGCCCATGGTGATAATCTATTTGATAAGTTTAAAAGTTCCATACGTTTTGAGAAACACGGTAATTTCACTGTAATGGTCTAAGGTTTATTTCCTTGTGACGCCTTATTCAGATGATGCCGAAAATGGCAACGAGAGCTGGGAAGAAATGGCTGTAAATTCTTGAGGAATATAATATGAAACCAATTCGAGTGTTCGTAGATATGGATGGTGTTCTTGTAGACTGGGATAGACAATATGAATTGATCACAGGTATGCATCCAGAATTTGTACAAGCTCAAAATGATAAACGTCTTAGATCTACTAACTGGAAAAAGTTTGTAGAATGCAAGGGGTTCTTTTATGCTTCTCCACTTCCAGGATACAGAGAACTTGTTAATGTTCTCAGACTTGCAAAAGAAAGTGGTCTAATTGATGATGTACAGATTTGTACTTCTGCTGGTGGTATTAAAGAAGATTATGAAGAAGTTTTCAGACAAAAAGTAGATTGGTTAGATTTACATTCTCTGCTTTGGATGAAATGCAATATTGTGCCAAGTGGAGGAGCAAAGAAAAATGTAATAGATGATAGGTACCATGATATTCTTATTGATGATACAGAATATATTCTCGAAAAATTCATCCAAGCCGGTGGTCATGGTGTCTTACACAAAGGTGATGTAAGACAAACTATTAAGAAATTGAATGAATACATTGAAACACTAAAAAAGGAAGATTAAAGAAAAAGCCTCGGTTAAACCGAGGCGAGTTTTTTTAGTTATTAGTTATTATTATGTATGGATATTCTGTATATTTAGGTAATGATGGTAGATGTCATTATTTCTAAAAAACTTATTCACATAGTAAATGGTTACAAGAAATTTTTTCTTGGGAATATCTAAAAGATAAAACTTATAGAAATATGGGGGTTTATACAGAACCCACAAAATAAAAAAGGGATCCATGCATGGATCCCTTTTAGTTTCATGTAAAGAATTACATGATATTTAGTACGCGTACCTTGCGGAAGTAAACGTTTGAATCAGCAGTTAGTGCGCCGGTGACGGCATTTGCACCTTGGCTGAACGGGTTAGCCACAAAGCCATAGCGAGTTTGAAAAGCTATTTTCGGTTGGAAGCTATTTGTATCAACAGCTCTCATCATCTGTAGTGGGACGTATGGAGCATAGAATAGACCAGCGTCAGTAGCTGAAGCACCCTTGTAACCTACAACGAAGAACTGAGGATTAGCACCACCATTACCAGTATAAGGATCGATGTAAACCTTATACTTGCCGTTTAGAACACCAGCAAAAGTAGTTGAGGTGTCATCGATGTTTAGGCTGTTTTGAAGGGCTGGGGTGTAATCTAGAACACCAGCCATTTGTAGGGCGGAAGCAACATCAGCTGAGCAGATGATGAAGTTACCGCGACCACGGCGAGTTTCTTGACCAACTACGTTAGCTTCACGTTCGATTTGGAACATTAGCCCCTTGAACTTCTCGACAGACCAACGACCGTTAGCATCAACATCTAGATCAAAAGTACCAGCGGTAGCGGTTGTACCAGCAACGGCACCACGTTTGGCTGTTGAATAGATTGTGCGGATAACTTCACGGTTGATTTCAGCTAGAATTTCAGCTGATAGGATATTTGATAGTTCAGCCTCGGCATCTAGACCGTGGATTGAACGCATATCCTGAGCTAGTTCTAGTGAGTACTCAGCCTTTAGCTTACGGGTCTTGGCTTCAACAGCAACCTTCTCGATTGAGAATGCCATTTGGTTGAAGTCTGGGTTAGTACCACCGGTACCTAGAGCTTCACCCTCGGCAGTAGACAAACCACGACCGATTACGTTGGTAGCGGCATCAGCAAAGTCATAAGTAGCTTGTGAACCAGCACCGTCCTTACCGGAGAACTCGGTATTGGCTTCATTGTATAGAGCCTCTGCACCATTTTGAGCAGAATATTTGCTCTTCATGGCGAAGATTAGACCGGTTGGTTGAGTCATTGGCTGAACGCCGCAAACGTCGAAAGCGATTAGCTTTGGCATTGAGCGGCGAACTAGGCTGATTAGAACTGGATCAAACTTAGCAACACCACCTGCATCTGGATATGAACCAACGTTGTTAGCTGGGGCATCTTCAGTTAGAAGTGCTGAAGCCTTTTGCATTTCACGTTGTTGGTTCTCTAGTAGAACAGCAGTAACTTCCTTACGGTATTGGTCAGTAATTTTTTCTAGGCTTTCGTGCTCTAGAACAGGTGACCATTTTTGGACTAGTGCCTTACGATCAATTGACATAAAAATTTCCTTTTCTTGTTGAATTATTTTCTTAGTAGTGTAGAAAGTGTATCGACATACTTACGCATTTCTACTGGAACTACCTTTTCTTCTTGGATGGTTTCTTCGGCTAGGATAGAAGGTGTAGATACAACTTCCCCTTTAGCTTGTCTGCCGAAATAATTTTCCTTGATAACATTTACCTTACCAGCAAATGTATCAAGATCATCAAAGGTGATTTCCTCGGCTAGAGTCTTTAGCTTTTCTGCTTGTAGATCAGTCAAACCAACACAAGCTTCGGAAATGAGTTTTTCCTTCTTCATTTCTTTTAGCTCTTTGGCTTGTTCAACTGCTAGAGCAACAGCTTCATCTAGTTTACCATTTAGTTCTTGGATTTCAGCTTCCATTGCACCGAGAGCATCAAACTTCTCTTCTGGAACTTCGATATAGTGCTCGGCAAATAGATTCTTCATGCCTAGAACAAATGATTCAAGGATATCAGCCTTCATACCAGATTCAAGGGCAATCGCATTCTCTTCCATCCACTTCTCAACAACAAGATTGAGATAACCATCGATATGTTCAACAAGACCCTCGACTTGTGATTCAATTTCTTCTTGAAGTTTTTGCTCATAATAAGTTTCTAGTTCTTCTTCGATACGAGCAACTTCTTCTTTTACACGAGTAACAACAGCAGCTTCAAAAATTGTTTCTGCCTTGTTACGGAATTCTTCTGTTAGACCATCTTCGCCGTTAAATAGGGCTTCAATGTCTTCTTTCATAGAAAGAGTTTCTTTAGCTTCTGGGGGGACAGCACCAGCAGTAGCCTTATTTGCTACCTTTGAAGTACCACCTTCGGCTTCCTTTTCTTCCTGCTTGTTATTCTTTTTGTTTTCTGGGTTCTGTTCAGCAGAAACAGGACCTTCCTGTTCTGGTTGAACTTTTTCTTCTAGAGCCTTAAATTCTTTAGCTTGTTCAAGCAGGCTCGCGATTGTTGATTCAATAGACATAAAGTAAACTCCTTTATATATTTTCTATAATTATTTATAAAATTTTATTTTTCAAAATTTAACGGATTTGCTTAAGAAAATTAGCAAATAAAGCGAGCTTCTGCTCTTGAATTTGCTTATAAGAAAGTGTTTGTAGTTGTTTCTTTGCTGTTTCAGCGACGATCCACTGCCCGGTTACTGCATCTAGAACCCATTCCTTGTTTTCTAATACACCTTCTACCCAACAATCAATTCCGCTTGGATCCGAAACAACATCAATAGCATTAAGTACAAAATCTTCTTGAACGATCTTAATACCATTATTCTCAGAAATGGAACCAAGACCACGTGTTGAAACACCAAAACTCACACCTTCATCTACTAAACCTTTAACGATTTTACCCATAGGTAAAGATGTTAAAATTTTAGCTCTACCCATAACATTATTACCCTCCCATACCAATTTTTCGATTAGATGAGAAGCCCGTTCTGGGTTGGGCTGTGGATGAGCTGGATGGTTTAATTCGCCTATTGCTCTTTTAGCAGAAATAGTTGGTTGATAAGCTTCTACCGCTTTTTCTAGAACTTTCTTTGGGTAAATTCTACCATTCCGGTTTTTTAGTTCGGCTTGAGCAAAAATACCCTCTATGAAATATTTCTTTTCGCCGTTTTCTTTGGCTTCTGTGACAACTCTAATAGAGTTGTCTTTGCCTAGTGTTTCTACTAAGAAATGCATATTTTATTCCTTATGCCGGAGCATCAGAACCAGTTTCTGCTGGTCTGATCTTAGACTTAAATCCAGCGACTTTTCTTAGTTTTAATAAAAGTTGAGTTTCTGCGCCGGAAGTTGTAACAACAATATCTGAAGTATTATGCGTAGAATCTGAAATACCACCAATATTATTAAGATCGATGATTTCACCTGTATTAGACAATAGATCCCAAAGGGGCTCAGAGTTTCTTGTAATAGACGCAACTCCCTCTGATTTACCGGAAATTTGCATGGCCAAGATATTTACTGCTGGAGTACCAACAATATCTTCTGTTGCTAATTTTAGATCTACATCTAAATCAATAGTTACAGAACCAACAGTACCATCAATCTTTACGATTGCTTCAGTATTGGTGAGTTTTAGAATTCTTTTAGTCGCCATAATTTTCCTCTAAAAGAGATTCAAGTACTGAATAAAAATTTGAGGAATTCTTATTCATAAAAGTCGCTAAATCTCTATTTTCTTTTATATCTATATGTTTATTTATAAACCTATTTGTTTCAATATCAAGTAATACTTTGCTATTATCTAGTAACTTATATTCTATTTTTCCTTCAATGGGGAATTCGTCGTATTTAAGTCTAAGATCTAAAATGGCATTACTTGGACAAAATAATTTTGATTCTATAATCTTTTTAACGTTTTCAATTAAAGTTTCTGTAACTCTAGATTCGCCATTCTCATATAAACTTAAAGCAATAGAATCTGAATTAAGTTTCTTATAAACAGATTCTGAAATAACATCTGCTTCAAGATAAGCAATTGCTTCTTCTTGATTCTGAAACACACCTAAAACTGTATTGGAATAAGAAAGAATATTATCTTTAAAAGAATATTCTTTTCCGTTATAGGTAATGTTCATTCTGTTTCTTTTGGTGGATTAAACATTGTCTTGGCAAGATCAATTCTATAATCATCTAGAGCAGAGGAAACTTTCTGAGCCATAACTGCATTAAAATTGTTCTCAATTTCTATAGCATTTCCATCTGCAATAGAATATACTAAATCTCGAATTATATCTTTCGTTTCCATAATTATCCTTTGTAAACTTTAGCCAAACCTTCTTCAAGCAATCTGTTGTTTATCGTACTACCGTCATCTAGGTGTATAGTAGCTAACCATCTACCGTATTTATCACTCTTATAAGATGCGATAATATATTCGCCACCTAGAATATTATCTTCTAGGTATTTCTTTGCTTTTATGGCATCTTCATATTGATCTTTAATTTTTAGTTCGGGGGTATTGATACCCGCTAATCTAAATCTTAAATTAGCTTGTATATGAAACCCCAAATCAACTACGGCTTCAAGAGTATCACCGTCGATGATCTTAGTAATCTTTGCTTTATAAAAATATAATTTATCTTTGTCCATTATGATACTGCCAAGTAATCTGTCTTTGTTGGGGCTTCAAATTGTTTTGCCGAAATACTTTTGGAATGATGTATGAGTGTAACTATTTGAAGTTAACATTTTTAAGCCCTATTCTTAATTTGCTCTGTGAATAATTCTAGATCTTGAGTAAGCCTTTCAATTTGTACCCTTAATCTATTGTTCTCATTCACAATATGTTCAAATTCTTGCAATAATTTTTCAGTAGCATCTTGCAAAAGTCGCAACTGATTCTCAAGCAACATATTTTTAACAGTAATCTCTCTATATTTTCTATCAACAATAAATTTGTTGACAAAGAAAACAAATACAAAAAGTGCTATAAAAAATATAAAGATATTAAGATCTGTCATCATTTTTAAACGTCGCTATTAAAAGCCATACTTCTACAAAGAACGGTAATAATAGTAACCATTCTGTAGATGCAATGGGTGTTGGATCGAACAGTACAAAACTTGCAAATACACTACCCCAAAGCATGATACCTGTAATTGACATGCTTTGTTTTATTATTCTTTGATCAATAGGAAAATAAGAACTATAGAATAACTGGAATGAATACACAAGAAATAATATACCCCAAAGAATTTTTGAAGCTACAGTATTAATAATCTGATAATTGGGGTTATCAGTAGTCGAAAACATAAATCCCAAAGAAAGAACAAAGGCACCAACTCCAGTAATTAACCGAAGTTGGCTGTTATCTCCAAAAATAAGTTCTTTTACTCGTTTCATGATAA